TAGAGTGGTTATGGATGAGACAAATAATACACCAGATGTAATCGACAGAAACATATTACAAGGTTCTGTGTTTTTACAACCTGCTAAGACAGCTGAATTCATCGTAATTGATTTCAACATCTTACCGACAGGAGCATCATTTAGTGTATAATTTCGATAACTGATATTTATATAAAAGAAATAAAAAATGGCAGAAGTATTAGAATTTAACGAAATGTTTTATACCAATTTCGAACCTAAGATGAAAAACAGATTCATCGTAGAAATAGATGGTATTCCTTCATACTTAGTAAAAGTGGCTAACAGACCTACAATTCAGTTTGAAACTGTAGTGTTAGACCATATTAACATCAAAAGAAAGTTAAAAGGTAAAGGTGATTGGCAAGATTTATCTATGACACTTTACGACCCAATTGTTCCTTCTGGAGCACAGGCGGTAATGGAGTGGATTAGAACATCTCACGAATCATTAACAGGTAGAGATGGATACGCAGAATTCTATAAGAAGGATGTGGATTTCTATATGTTAGGTCCAGTAGGTGATAAGATTGAGCAATGGAAATTAAAGGGTGCATATATCCAACAAGCGAACTTTGGTGAGTTAGATTGGAGTAATGCTACAGACCCTGCGACAATCGAAATCACATTAACTTACGATTACGCAATCTTAGAATTCTAAACAATATTCCTTACGGATGCTACCGAAGGACAGCCCTCATCAGAAATGGTGGGGGTTTTTTGTTTTTGGAAAATTTAAGATATATATATTTATATACAAACAATAAGTTATTATTATGGCAGAAAGCAATTACGATTTTCCAACGGAGGTTATAACACTCCCATCAGAGGGTAAAGCATACCCAGAATCAAACCCATTATCTAAGGGTACAGTAGAAATCAAATATATGACGGCTAAGGAGGAAGAAATCTTAGCATCTCAAAACCTTATTAAAAAAGGTGTTGTATTAGATAAATTATTTGAATCTATTATAGTAGAAAAAGATATTAATATAGATGATATATTATTAGGAGATAAAAATGCAATTATGTTAGCTACTCGTATTTTGGCATATGGGCCTAAATATGAAGTAGATACCTATGGTGCAACTGAAGAAAAGGAAAGAGTTACTATAGATTTGTCTAGTATCCAAACAAAAGATATTGATATTTCTAAGTTAAAAAGAGATAATAGATATGATTTTACAACTCCATCTGGTACTAAATTAGTTATTAAACTATTAACTCATGGTGATGAAGGTAAAATTGATGCGGATATTAAAGCATTATCTAAATTCAATAAAGGAGGAGTTAGTGCAGATTTAACAACTCGTTATAGATATATGATTCAATCTGTAGATGGTAAAGAAGATATGAAATCCATAACAGATTTTATTAATAATAAATTTGTAACAAGAGATACAAGAGCATTAAGAGAATATATTAAAACTATTTCTCCTGATATAGTTATGGAGTATGAATATGAAGACCCTGAGACAGGAGAAAAGGAGGTACGTCCGATTCCAATGGGCGTAGGGTTTTTTTACCCTTCCATCTAATTACTCGGTAGAACTCCATAACCAAATATTCGATTTATGTTATTATGGTAATGGGTTCATCCAATCCGATGTATATAGGATGCCAGTTCATCTTAGAAATTTTTATTATAAAAAATTAGTTGATGCTAAGAAAGCTGAGAATGAAAGTGTTAAAAAACAATCAAACTCACCTAATCGACCTAAAACCCCATCAAAAGTGAGAGTTAATAGATAACTCTCATTTTTTTTATAATGATATTTATAGAAGTACAAATATACTTAAAATGAAAATAAAAGTAACCAAAGAAGAAAAAGCTAAATTAACCGAAGTTTTATCCAAGCATAAGGGTATGAATGAAGGTATAATTAAGTGGATTTTTAATAAAATGCTTACCTCCAAAATAAAAGGAGATAGTACTCTTATGGGTAAAATTGCAGCAGCAGATGAAGCTATGGAAGAACTTAAGAATACTATAGCTAGTAGAGAAAAAAGAGGTCTATATGTAGCACCTGAGATTAAAAAAATGGTAGGATTATAATTTAAATAATTTAACAAATGAGTGCACACGGTGGACACGATAATTCTGGAGCTCATGAAAGGAACGAATCTGAATCGGAGTATCAAGACCTTCTGAAGGTTAGTTCGTCTATGATTACTGGTATGCAGAAGCAATTAGATGCTTTTACAAATTCACATGTCAGACTAACTGCAAGTGAAGCTAAATTCGTTGAAAAATTAAAAGAAGGGGTGGGCCAACTTACTGACCAACAATCTGTAAATGTTAAATTAAATCAAGTAACAAAACAAAGAGATTATTTTTTAAATAAAGCGAAGATAACCCAGAATAGTATGTATTCTGATTTAGCTGAGGAGTTAGATTTACAAAGGCAAGTTTTAAATACATTTAATAAAAGAGTAACTGCTATAGAAGGAGTTAAACAAGCAGCGGATACATTAGCAGGAAGTATAAATGGCGTATTTGATGGGTTTACACATGGGTTACATCATATACCTCTTATAGGTGGTATGTTATCAAATATAGCACATGGACCAGTTGAAGCGTTGAAATCATCAATAACAGGTGCAGCTGGTGAATTTGCAACCGGATTCGGAAAAGCTATAATGAGTGGTAAAACTGGTATGCAGGCTTTATCAATTGCAGGTAGTGGTGCTATGAAATTTTTAGCTGCAGCTGTTAATCCAGTAGTATTAGCGGTAGCAGCTATTGGAATGGCAATAGGTGCCGCATTTATGAGATTTCATGAATTGGAAAAAGCGGCAACTGATTTCAAAGTTACCACAGGTTTAGCGGGACAAAACTTACATGATATAGAATCTACTATACATCATGCTCAGATGAATATGGTGGATATGGGTATTAGTGCATCGGACATGAGTAAAGCAATGTCTGATTTTACGAATCAGTTTTCCGATTTATCTATACCGGCTGAATCAACTGCAATGTCTGTTGCATTGATGGTAAAACAATTTGGAGTATTTGGTCCAGAAGTTGCTGATGTGAATAAACTATTCCAAAATATGGGAGGGTTGTCAGAACAACAAGCTCAATATTTAGCAGGTTCAGTTGTAGAAATGGCTAATTTGGCTCATGTTGCACCGGATACCGTAATAAAAGATATGTCTCAGAATAGTGCTGAGATAATGAAATATACTAGAGGTAATGTTCAAGAAATGGCGAAGGCGGCGGTTCAGGCAGCAAAAATGGGAACATCATTAAAAGAAGCCGCATCGGTATCCGAAAAGTTGTTAGATTTTGAAGATAGTATTACTAAGGAATTAGAATTAAGTGCATTAGCTGGAACAGATTTAAATTTTGCTAGAGCTAGAGAATTGGCTTTTACAGGTGATATATTAGGTGCTCAGCAGGAGGTTACTAAACAATTAGACCAAATGGGAGACCTTAGTAAATTAGATGCTATTACTAAGAGACAGATAACAGAAGCAACCGGTATGGAAATTGATTCTTTGATAAATCAACAGAGAATTAAAAAACAATTTGGTACATTAGATAAAGAAAGATTGGCCGCTGCAAATGCATTGATAGATGCTGGTATTGATATAAATGATGTTGGAGATGAAGAGTTAGAATCTCAGGTCAAAAGAATGAAGAATCAAGAAAGTATGCAGGATATGATGAGTAAGATTGGTAATAAAATGGGTGCAATTGGAACTGCATTTTCTGATATGTTAGCACCTATTGCTGGGCCAATTATCAATGGTATTTTATTAATAGTGGATGTAGTTAGTTCAGTTTTAGTTCCTGTATTAAAAGGAATTGGAACTGTTTTAAAATATGCATTTATGCCAATTACATGGGCATTTACAAAGATGCAACAATTTGTTGATTTAGTTAAACAACACGCTGATGTAGCAGCAGTATTATTTGGTGTATATGAGGCTATAAGAATTGCACAAGGAAAGAGTGTTATAGCAGCTGCGGCACAGGCAATGTGGGCCGGTGTTACATTTTTATACGAACAGCGAACATTATTAACTAAACCTCTTATGGCGGCTTGGGAAGCTAGTATAGCGGCTATAAAGAAAAGAGGTTTAATAATGGGTATTGCTGAAATGGCAATTAATGCAGCTAAAGCAGTAGCAGGAATTCCGGTAATCGGCCCTCTTTTGATGGCAGCAGCGGCAGCCGGAGCATTTGCATTAGGTATGGGATACTTTAGTA